CTTTCTCAGATTCCACACAGTCAGAGACTTATGCCTTCAATCTCAAACAAAATTTTTTCCAGAGGGTAAGGAATACTACGCAATCCCAGCAGACATAGCATGGAGGTATGGCCAAGAAGGAATTTCCCTTTGATCCTCTTGGATTTGCATACAAATGGGCATACTCGGCTCATAGCAGTCCTAAAGCAACTCAAATGCAAGCCCTTCAAGAGGCACCCCCTCACGTAGCCATTGAACAATCCCAAGAAGAACGCATACAGCTACACGACGCAGTATTAGATGCCTTCGATGAACTAGACGAAGATGAAATTTGGTTACTAAACGCTCTCCTGTACGAGCGTCTTAGCCTCAGACAAGTTCAACGTTTAACTAGCTTACCTAAAACAACAGTCGCAAGAAAACGTGACTACATCCTAAGAAAACTTAAACGAGCGTTAGAAAAACACCCAATCGTCAAAGACTATTTAACTTTTTTATTCATCTATCTCGTAATCTGAATCGTCCATAGCATCAGCAGACGCAAGTATCAGGCCACTGATAATTGCAAACACATGACTGTGCAAAGGACTGTTCTCAAAATCGTTCATCATCGACTCAGCAGAAAACGCCATAGCGTGCTCAAACGGCAACACAATCATCACAGCCAACGAATCATCATGCCATTTGGCATGATTCCCGTCGTCCACATTCAACAAATGTGAAGTGTTTTTTATGTCGTTATATATTTCTGAAGCCAGATAACCGTACTCTTCTGCCCAGTCCTCCCATTCCGAGTTCTCTTCCTCGGCAGACACCTCAGTCAACCAACGAAGCGGAATGCGAATCACCCACACGAGTCGCAGCAATAGCTTTACCAATAGCAATGACAGCAGCAACCGCACCAATTTTCAACGAGTCCGTCCAGTCAGGACCAGGAATAGCCATAGCGCCTACAAATCCCTGGCAGAACGTAGCAAACCCACGCTCAAATGTGTCTCTCAAAAAATCAAAGTTAAACAAAATATCTCCTTAAACAATCCACAAGTAACGCCAAGTTACAGGCCCGCAAACACCGTCCTTGCGAATAGGGAAATTGGCCTGGAATTCTCGTAAAGCCTTTTGGGTCGCTCGACCGAAAATGCCGTCCACCACCAAATTTGCGTTAATGCGTTCATTCAAACGTGTCTGTAAAGTAACCACGTTTCTACCTTTCGACCCACGATGCAAAGGTTTACGACGGAAATCCACCCCCAAAGACTCCATCTCCTCCATTTTCACATCCCAATCCAAAGCTGTAGGCGTTCCCGTCATCGGCATTCCAGAATGAATCCAGTCCGCTAGACCGTCTCCAGGGCAATATGTGGTGCCGAAATCTCTATGACATTTGACCCACAAGTGATCGCCATACTCATTCCGCATTGCCTCTACAACGGTAAGGATCGCCTCCTTCCCTGTCTCAGTTAGATCATCACCCGAACCGATATAAGAAATTGAAGTGGTATTAGAGTTATGCCCTTTCGTAGCAGCACCCTGCTTCCACCCACGACCCTCAAAAACCTCGCCAGTCTCACCAGACACCAGCCAGTTGTAAGCAATCGAGCGCCATCCACGAGTCTTTACGTGATATTTGTCGTGCTGACGGATGCGATCCCACGGAGAGGACGCAGACCCCGTTGTATGATGAACGACAATTCCCACAGGTACACGGCGGAATTCACTCAACCTCTTACCAGAGTCAATAGCTCCCCATTCGTCACGAGAAATGAACTGCATACCTATAGGGTAGTTCGTCCCTACCGAAGTCTTGCGGTCCTTAAAGAACGTTCTTGTTCCATTTCATCTTGCCTCTCATAGAAACGAGAATTACGTTCCATCCGTTGTTCCCACTTTGTGTTCGTGCGTATCCCCGCACCGAACACAAAAGAAATCCAAGTAGACACAGAACGTTCCTGATACCGCTCTTCATCAGGATACAACCGACGCAAATCACTTAACGTAGGCATTAATTGAGCCATAGCGTGAAGCTCATAATCCTTCATCGCCCAATCACCTTGATTGTTTTTTCTTGCAAGACCAGGCAATGACAACAAATCCATTAAGAAAGGAACTTTGGCGTAAGCAGTAGGAACAACCTCATAATCACCCTTAAAGTTGTAACCCTTCCAAAGATTCTGTTTAGCTTTCCACTCAAACGGAGCTTTAATTAACGGAGTGACCTGCGTACCTAACGTTTCTAACGTTGTCTGTAAGCGATCCATCACGCTTTCATCTCTGTCGAACCGCAACGGTGGTTCGACAAGCTCCATCAACTGCTTAAACGGCATGTCAGGAAGAACAAACATGTTCTCTCCTTCATACTTAAACGGAAGTTGAATAGCGCCTTGACGTTCCATCCACTTAGGAACAATCTTTGGACGTTCTTGCCCGTACTCCATCTCTTTCTTAAACGACGTGTACTTATTGAAAATGGCAGGCCGACGAGCCGCCATTTCAAACATTAACGGCAAGTTTTTACGAGTCCACGTATAAAACGGAACAACTTTCTTAACAACATTTCGTTCAAAATCTGACAAATCGTCATAATCAAAATGAAACTTCATTACGTTTTCAAAAGCCTCGTCAGCAGTCCCACCCTTATATAAAGCATCGAACCCTAACGAACCACGCAAAAACGTTTCAACACCCATACCCGTGTTACGAGACAACTGAAGCAAAGCATTTTGAGAAGAAAACGGATTAGCAGCAGCTAACAAATTAACTTTCTTGCCACCAATTTTGACAGTAGCTTTCCCTGCTTTACCAGTCGAATAATCAATAAACTCAGTAGCTACCTGACCACCAGCACCACCTAAAGTACCTGACTCAGCTAACTCTCTAACATAATCAACATGTTCGGCGCTTACATTTGAAGGATTAATACCACGAGCACGCATCTGTTTACGCATCTTGGATGCCTTATCAGGCAGCCCAAGACGAACAGCTTCTTCTTCTTGGAACTTCCAATACGCTCGCATAAACCTGCGATAGTTAGACCAATCCATTCCCGCAAGGTGATTCATAAACACACCCGAGAAATAGTTCCTCATATGAAAACCAGGTTTCATAATCATGTAAGCACGCAACAAGTTATGTAACTTGTCGTACTTACGGAAGAAAGCACCCGCTCCTCCACGAGCAACAAATCTTTCAGCAGCCTGCATCGACTCAACCATTTGCTGCGGACCTTGGAAAATAGCTCCCATAGGTTTCATACTCGAATTAAACGCAGTATCTAAAACAACTTCACGATTAGCTACACGATGAAGCTCTGCTCGTTGCGGCGCAGTTCTACTAATCAAATCATAAAACCCGTCAGCGCCATTTTCTATTTCGCTAAACGCCAGCCGATTCATGTCAGCATCAGCGTTAATCAAAATTTGAGTAGCTTGACGCAACGCAATTAAATCATCGTCAGCAATATCGTTAATATCAACACCCTCACCAATACCTAACAAATTCAAAGTCTCTACAGCCTCATCAACTTTTTCTTGTTGACGAGTAAGGTCCATAACAATTTGTCGTTGAGTAACAGCATGAGCATTTTTTTCAGCAGCATCAACCGCTGCCGCTTCAGCGCGACGTTCAGCAGATTTTAATTGAGCAACAGAGTTACGGTATGTTTCCATACCTGACTCAACAGTTGACATCAACTCGCTTTGACGACCAACCAAAGCCTCTAAAGGATCTTCTTCTAATTCAACATTTGTAGGTCGAACCATCCGTGATTCCATAGCTTGTTCAAAATCTTGAACAAATTCAGAAGCGCCTACAAAACTTCCAGGGTCACCAGGAACAATAGAATCGACATCTAAATTCATGTTGGTACCAAAATCTTTTATACCAACAAATTTTTTGTACGAAAACGACATTGGGTTTACAGCAACAACATTAGGCAAAACACCTGTTTTGTTTCCCTTTAACCCTGCCCCCAATGTAGGACCATCAGGAATAGTAGAAGGAAAATGATCCACTCTATTCATCCACACAGCCATCGTGTAACCATCATTAGACAATGAACGTTTATACACATCAATAAATTGAGCGTGTAAACGTTGTGATCTTTCCGCAGCATCCCCTACATCTGTTTGAAACTCAACTGGTTTCGATCTGTAACTACGACCAGCATCTATAGAAAAATTACTAGCCTCATTAGTAGCTTGAACAAATGCTCTATCTACATCTTTTGCCCACTCATCTACATGTGTCATATGTATTGCCCGAGCAACGTTGTAATCAGGGTTAGAAGAATCAAGCCCCTCCAACAACCCTAAAACTTGGTCAATTTTATTTTCACTTTCAAATATTTCATCAAGACTTGAAATATCAAACTGTCTTTTTAAGTTAATAGCTAATTCAAGTTGTTCGTCAGTACCCATTGACGACAACCTTGCAATTATTTCTCCAATTTCAAAATCAACAACATCTCTATCAGGAGCAATATTGAAACCTTTAATTTCTTGAGCAAGCTCAAACGCTTCTAATGTCTGTCGTTCAATTTTGTTTTCTGTATATAACTGTCGAATCAAAACGTTAGCTAATTCAGAATCAGAATCTAAAACCCTAGCAAACTGGTCAACCATCATCGGAGCCATACCATCGGCTCCTTGATTAACCATTGTGCTATCTCCGTATTGTCTTTTACCAGAGCTAACAAGCCTGTCTAAACGTTCAGCTATTGAATGCAACTTTTCAGGATTAGTTTCTATAGACAACTGCAAAGTTAATTGAGCAGCTAACTGTTCTTCTCTAGGAGGCAAACCATATATTTTTATATTCTTTGCCCCAGAAGGAACATCAGCAGCTAACTGATAAATGTCACCAGAAGCATTTCCATAACTAACAACCCCAGGAGTTAAATTTTTACCCCACTTATCTCCCCATTGAGCTTCACTCAATTTGGCATACTCTTGCCAAACATTTGGCAAACCACTTCTACTTGTTGTGTGGTTCAAATACATTTGAACATTAGCAAGTTGTTCTGGAGCCAACATCCCAGCAGCAGCTAACGACCCAGGCGTAGGAGCCATAGGCCCAGCGCCAGTTTCCCCAGCAGATCGGCGCATTATCTGGTTAGGTGTAAGCGCCCCATCTTGCAATCTAGCTACAAAATAATAAGTACTTCCTGTTGTGCCTTCAAATTTTCCAGGCAAAGCCCCAAGCAAATCTACATCTGCCATCCCTGTTTCTTCTGCCAACTCGCGAAGCGCAACAGTAGCAGGACTTTCATTCCCATCAATTTTTCCTTTAGGGAAAGTCCATTTGACTCCGCCAAACGGTTCTCCAGTAGCAGGAAGATCAGAAGGCATTCTCATAACAACGTTGTTGTTGCTATCAAGAACAACAACACCGTAAGAAACATTATCTGGAGCTTCGTCACCCCAATAATATGTGTGATCGTTAGAAACCCATTCGCTCTCTGGTATATATTCAGCACCAATTTCATCAACATCAAGTTGACTAAGGTCGTCTCCGTATCGTCCGCCTGATTCAACAATATCTGTTATGTAATTGTCTAAAGCATTTACTACAGCAATATCTCTTTCAACAGCTAGTCCCGCAGCAGTACGTAACCCAGCAGCTTCACTAATAGCTTCTTTTGCTTTAGCTAAAGAAAAAGAAGCAAGAGCTTGAGTTTCACCATCCTCTGTTAAGAAAGGAAGATAACCATCTTTTCTAGCTGTTTGTTGTGTTGAACCGTAAGCGTCATTAGAACTAACGAAACCTTCAAACCCTTTATCTATTTCATTACGATCATAGCTTTGACTAAAAAAAGCAGACTTATAAAGATCTTCAGACTCAGCTTCAAGAAACGTTTTATTAAACCGTTGAGTCAAATTCTCAGTTCTAACTTCTAAAAATTGAGAAAACTGTCTAATCTGATCCTCTGACAAATCAGGAGCATGTCGTTTAACAAAGTTAGCCCAGCCACCATAACGTGCTCGTAAAGCAAGCAGCCCATCTAACTGTTGTGACTGCAAACCAAGATCAGGAACACCACCTACTTGAGTGCTTTGAAAACGTTCGTCAGTTAATTCAGAAACTTCTCGATAATTCCAACCACTGTCAGCTTTAGGTAAACCTTGTGCTCTGTTAAAAAAAACTGCTCCATTATCTATACGAACAACAGAAGCCTCTTGCAAAACAAAAGGAGTTATCCCAATGTTGTCGGCACCCAAGCCGACAGCATCCCAATTAGAAAGCAACACATCAGCCATAAACCCTTGCTGAACAACTTCACGCAAAGGAAAAGCAGTAGCGCCTACAGAAGGAGTTCTTCCCATACGTTGAGCACCCGTGTTTGGATCAGTCCAAACAAACAAATCGTCAACATTGTTTTCCCAAATACCAACAGTTGAACCTTCCGCAGCTTGAATAGTTTGCGCTGTTTGAAAATCTTCTATAACAGGAGCAATGTGATAAGCAGAACCATCAGGCCCAATAGACATATACGAATCAGGAGCACCAAAACCAAGTTCCCTATACATCGCATTAGCTAACACTTCACCAGCAGCACGATCCGTAGAAGGAACAGGATTGCCATCCGCATCTAACCTTGGACCCTCAGGAGTTACCTCATTGTATTGCTTAACGTAATATTGATTTCCGTTTGCGTCCGTAGCAAACCCACCAGGATTAGTGCCAGCCTGCGTAGTTAAATCAACGTTTAGTTCCTCAATACCAGGACGAGAAAAACCCACAGGCAACTGAACAGTATTCTGTTGCGCCTCAATAGCATTACGCATCTGTTTCAAATAAACGTAATCACGAACCGTCAACACTTGTTCTTTGCCAGTGTTATCTACATACGACAAATTTAACTGCGAACCACGAGCAGCAATCTCATCACTCAACTCATTCAAACGACCAACAATTTTTGATTCCACTTGCTGACCAATATCATCCAAAGCAGACATATCAGGCAAATACGTAGGACTAGGCAAATCCCCAGACGCATAATAAGTTTTTAACGCCTGAGTTATTTCTTCATTGCCAAGCAAATACTCAGTCAACTCTCCAGGCACACGATCACCAGCTTGCACAGCTTGGTCAAACTCAGAAATAACTTCAGCAATTTTTTGCTGCGCATCTAACACTGCATTAGGAGTAGGCAAAGCAATTTGCTCGCCCGTAACATCCATATACCTTTGAGCAACGCTTACAGCCTCATCAAGTTCTGTATTCAACTTGTCCAACATGTAAGCGGCTTTATTAGCAGAGTTATTAACCTGATTGTCTAAAACAAATACGTCAATATCTCTTTCGACACCCATCCATAAACCAGCACCTACTTCATCTTCCATCTCTAAGACTTCATCAAGACGACCCATAGCGTCTTGAATTTGTTGTTCATTCAAAACGTTTCCATCAGGAAGCGTAACCTCTATACCAAAAGGCATTTCTGAAGCATTCGTTTCAGCTAAAGCCTTTTGGTACGCATCAAAGTTTTCACCCGAACCAAATATTGAACGAAGCTGCCGCTCAATATGAATCTTCCGAGCAGTAGCAGAAGCAACAGTCTGATAAGCGTACCGAATCCGATTAGGGCTAGCTGCCACACGATCTAAATCACGCACCAACTTTTGACGCTCAGTTTCTAAACGAACCAGAGCCTCACCATCAGACTCAGCAATTCTGCTATCAACATCATCTATAAGCCTTTGAATATCATCTAACTCAGCGTTCTGGTCAAACAATTCCTCTTGCAATTTAGATTCACGAGAAAAAATAGCGTTCTCTTCACGAACCGCAGCATCCAAAGCATCTTCAGCTACTTGAGCGCTACGTTCAGCTTCCTCTAAAGCCTGTTGCGCTAAACGTTTCCGAGAACCAACAGCAAAACGCACATCTTGACTACGCTGCATAACTTTTGCAGTAGCAGCAACAAACACTTCTTCAGCTTTATTCAACTTTTTAGAAGCAGTAATAGCTGCCGCAGAAGGAAACTTTACATACTCCGCAAGTTTCTGAACAATAATGCCATCTTGCGTCAAAATACTTTCAGTAAATACTTCACCAACACGAGGCGCAACCTGATCTACCCAGCCACGAAGAGCAACATTAATGTCATCAACAAACAACGAATAATCGCCACCGTTGCGTTCAATAATCTCAGCTATCTGTTTCTCAACAGAACCAATAACATCACCATCAACTGTGCTTCCAGGCTTATACAGTTGCTCACCAAAAAACTGATCGGTAAGAGTGCCTTCTTTTCTTAACGCTGCTTCCGCAGCTTCCTGCGTAATTCCCTCTGTAGCTGCTTTTTCCGCAGCCGCAGTTTGAAAAGCATCTGCATCTACATACCCTCTACGCAACTCAGGGCCAGTAGCGCTGTATGCGCCTTTATTCTTATGAACCCTTTTGTTATATCTTCCTGTCGCTGTCAACGATTCCTGAATTGCATCTCTCGCCTTATCAGTTAATTGACGAGGAACATAATTTTCTAACTCAGAAAGAAACTCTCTACCACCAGCACGGTTAGCTTCAGCC